GTTAGACCCTACAGCCTTTTTCAAATCGTCAAGTTGCTTGTCTCTGTCTTGAATATCTTTCTCTAGTTGCTTCTTCGTCTCGGCCACTTCATTGTACTTGTCCTTGGGAATGAAGTGCTTTGGCAATTCTTTGCTAATATCGCTAACTAGAGCATCGAGTTTGTCTTCAGCCACGCCGGCTTTTTTCAATAGCTCTTTGAGCCAATTCATAAATCTAAACCTCCTTTTACTTGTTTTATACTGGTCAGTACCAGTTGAAGGCCCCGCTTATTTATGCTCTTCGGGCAAGAGCTAATATGTTTGTCGCTTATAAAGCGTCAAAACCTAAAGGATTACATTCTTAGGCGGCAAGGCAACTAACTCTTGCCTTCTCCGGTTTCTTTTCTGGTTTCTTTCTCTAGGTCCAAGTATAAACTATATGTGTGGCGGCAGTTAGGGTGAAACAATCCTGCGGCTTTGGCCTCAGCAAGCGTCGGATAATGTGGTGTACGCCCTGAAAGACTTAACACTCGACCCTCCCACGGGCGGCAAAGCTCGCACTCGCCGCGATGGTCACTAACGACGATTAAATCATGACCTTGCTCAAGCAAACGATTCCGAGTACCCTCAAGATGTGCCTCCATGGTAGACGTCCGAGCTACCATCGCCGTGTATGAACTTAAATTCCACCGTTTGCCTTGCCGATCAATAAAGCCAGTTATTCCCCGTTCAGCAATTTGCTGACGTATTTGTTGAGCTACTTGCTTCCATGTGTCATAGCCGATAGTACTACCCCTTATGTTTTCGAGAGCAAGTTGTCGATAAATGTCGTTCACTTGTCGTCCAATTACTTGAGTTACGTCTTCGAGTCGCTGATAGACGTTCTCAGCCAAGACCTGGGCAGCAGATTGGTGCACAGCGCCGAAACTTGTCGTAATTTCGACTCTTGCCTCCTTTAGAAGCCCGTCGGCGTAACGCACACCGTCCAAATAAACACGAGGGATCGCTTCTAAACACCACGTCTTGTTTCCCTCACGTAAACTTTGTAAAATGGCGTTTACGGCTTGCTTCATTTGCTTCAAATACTCGATGCTGTTCCCCCGCAGTAAAGCCCGATTAACTCGATTCAGAAGTTCATATTCGGCCTTCTCGTAAAAACGAATCAAGCGGACAATTTCAGCATGGCTAAATTGCCCGACGATTGCCATTAAATTTCACCCTGACTTTCTTCAAACGGCGGCAGTTGTACGGACGGAAGTTCAGCCGCGCCATGCACTTGCTCCTGCCTAATGCGATCAATCTCTTCTTGTAGTGCTTCGCCCTCAAGGTTATACAAACGGCGCAGAGCACTTTCTAAACTAGTGAGACCGGCTGCATAACGTTGCGCCTCATTTTGCGTCAACTCGACGTCGTCGTCCGGCAAACCGTCCTGCCAGTCGATATGAATATCAGTGAGTTCAACCACGCCAGACACACCCTGTGCCCTTTCTAAAAGTGATGCTAGTCTCAACGCTTGCTTAAGCGCAGGATCGAAGTTCAAACGCATACGATTGACCCTAGCCAGCGGCGCCATAAGCAAACGACGCAGTGCCGTGCCGGATTCAGCTAGCCCTGCTTGCAGTTGCCCGAAAGCCGCTGCCGATGTTTCACTAAGAGCGTAGAGCTGAGACATCAGCCAGTCTAACTGCTTGTACGCCGCTTCGAGCTGGCCGTCCCACGTCACGTAGCCTGGCGGGTGCTGATCGGCCGCTACTGGGAAGTACTTACCGCCTCCCTGATAAGTCAGCTGTCCCGTCGCCGGATCCTCTTCCAAAATAGTGTCAGGACCGTAGAGATTGGGATCTGCATGCTTGTTCAAAATACGACCGATTTGGGCAATCCGGTTCTCCAACTCCCTCAAAATGCCCTTGATGTCGCTATAACCATCTAGACCAGTCACTCTGTCAGTCGTCACGACATTGTTCACGGGTACAATCAGAAACTCGTTTACGCCTGTACTAATTTCGTTCTGCTCAATCGGTTCACTCAATGAACCGTTAATGATCAAGTATTTCCTTGATTCTATCCTGCCTTTGAAATGTACTTCAACTTGCAAATATGTCTTGGTTTCTACCAGACCCGTGCTTTCCATAGTGTTCTCTTCATACGTCCACGCCAGCACGTGCGCTTGGACGTCTTTTACATTATTAGGCGCTACGACTGGGAACCAAACGGCCGGTTGTTGCCCCTCAATTACGGCCCTACCATTGTCGAAACGTACTTTAAAAAGTCCGGTGCCGTACCGGTCTACATCGATTGCCACTTCGTACGCCGTATTAAGCAATTGATTGTTGACAAGAATCCGCTCCAACGTCTTCTGCTCGTCGCTGTCAACTGGTCCTGCCGTGATACGAGGCGCTTCACCAAGCAACAAATCGGCAAAAAGCAACGTCTGACGTTTAGGCCAATTAAGCACAATTAAATAAGGCTCACGTTGTCCTTCACTAACTAATTTCAGCCAGTCGCTAAACACACTGGCGTGATCGCCCTCAAACAGCTGCTTATTTGTAGAGTAGAGTTCCAGCCTTTTAAACTCAGTCGGCGGCGGCCACGCCGAGCCAGGCTTTAAGAAGTCTAAATTAGTAAGCATTTAATTCACCACCCCGCCGGCTTATTAACTAAGCCGTATTTACGTTTCGTTGATAAAACCTCAAACGCCCCCGATACAGCGTCTACTTGGTCGTCATGAGCGCCATACGGAAAAACCTCGATTTCGTCGAGAAAGGCAGGTATCCACATTCCTCGAACAAGTTTTACGTTTCCAGCCTCGGCGGCTGCGCTGACTGGGTTGGCCCGAACCTCCTTTGACCCAGTCGAGCGAAGACCCCGAAAGCTGAAGCCTAAAAGTACTCGGCGTCGGTAATAATCAATTGTGTTGATTCCGCTACTGCCTGGTTCCTGCTCCATATAGATGTCTACCCGACGTCCATCGAGCTCCGCTGTTTGTCTCACTAGAGCCTCGACGCCTCGTGGTGTACTTCGTGTCCGTTTTATGTCAACTAAATAATAAATGCCGTCCTTCTCTCCCATAAGAGCACCTACGGTGTAATCAGGGTCTCGGCCAGGTTTTGGCTCAGTTGCCGCCAGGTCCCAAAAACGGACAAACCGAGCGTCTCTCGGAAAATCGTCTACGATTTCGAACCATTCCCGCCTAAACTTATTACCACTCTCTCGAATCGTCCAGTCGCCCCGAATCAGCTGGGCTCTAGTAACAGAATCCAAGTGTTGCAAACTCTTTAAATATTCTTCCCTGTCAATGTAAGGATTATCGTCCAGACTGGCTGGGATAAATGGTCGATCTCCAGCTATAAAACGAAGGTATACCCATTCATGCCCAACGCCGCCAGGGTTACTAGCTGAACGCATGCGAATCGGCACCTTTGACCCTTCCAGTCTACGCAAACGAGAGAATAAGTACGTGTACTGGGATTCCGTGAATTGCGTCAACTCGTCAAAACCGACAAATTGAAACTCCGCAGACTGGTACCTGTATTTATCGTTCTCATGTTCTAAGTAGCCGAAACTCAGCGTGGCGCCTGACGGAAATTCCCATGTTTTAGTCCGGTCTATCCATCTGGCCGGCGTATGCTGAAGCCACTTATGCGCTCGATCCATTAACGCGCCAGGTAGAGAAAGGTCTGTAAAAGTGCGCCTAAAGAGTATTGCTGCGTAGCCTGGTACGCTTACGTATTGAAGCGCCGCCATGAGTAAAGCGTCAGATTTACCACCGCCGGCAGCACCGCCATAAAACACTTCAAAATCGGGCATTAATAGAAACTCAGCTTGTTTCGACGTCGGCCTGTGCGGAATCCACGGGTTCTCTAGAATCGTTGCTCGCATTACTGCTTTGTAGTATGCTGCGTCCTTCAAGTTGACGATAGACATCTGCGTATCGCTCGATGGCTTCTGTAACGTCATATTCATGCTTATTTATCACCTGTCCCGATAACTCTTGCTTACCAATTTCGGTTGGCTCGCCTCGGCTTAAGCGTTCTATCTTAGTGGCGACTTCAAGCCATTTGGCCGTATCCGCCGGAGTCAATTCTTCGGACTGAATCGACTTGAGTCGCTCTACAACCCTATCCAGCGCTTCGCTAGCGATAGAAGCGTGTCTTTCTTGCATCTGTTTCACCGCTTCGGCTCTAGCAACTAAATTTATGCGATCAATCTCGGCGTCCCAAGCAGCCGCTCGAGAAACCCACCGCCACTGGCGACACCATCTATTTATGAGATTAGACGATTTACCGAGTATTTTAGCGACTTTAGTCTGACTACGAGCTGGACCCATGTCTCTGTAGATACAAAAGGCCTCAAATGCTTGATGGCTTTCTCGTTTTTGTCTAGTCCAAGGGTCCCTGTCTGTGTTAAGATCGACTGGCTTAAAGGTACGGGTATACTGTGCCGCTTTTGTATAGTGACTCATGGTTCCGCCCACCTCCCATAAATATATTTCTCCATTTTAAGTATAACACAAAAAGTATATTTCTGTCAAGTCCCAATCCTTCGAAAAATCCCTATACTTCTAAATAAAAAACCCTAGCAAAGCCAGGGCCTGTTTTGAATAGCGGCGACTTCGGCTTCGAGTTCGGCAATAGTTACTTTCCGACCCAATACCCAGTCACTAATAATGTACTGTTCTTCTTCTCGTAATTCAATATCTTTACCATGCGTCAACAACACCAAAGCATGCTCTCTGATAAACGGCTGAAACGTGTCTTCAACAAATGTTTCAAACTCGGCTTCAGCTGCAAGGAAATTTTTGAGAGCGTCCATGCCGTCTTGATTCAACATATATGCTGGCCGTCGATACAATTCTACTTTTAATCGTCTATATGCGTGTTCAATTTTAAGTTGAGCAAACTGTTTTAAGATATCCTCGCGCTTCATGTCAACCTCCTTTCAACTTAGTAATTTCGACTTTAAGCTGTTGGATATCAGTCTTTAAACAATCAAGCCCTCTCTGCAATTCCGAGATGCGATCTCGAATTAACGACAATACTTCAGTCGTTTGCTCGGCCACTTCCATTGACTGTCGCACCGCTTTAAACGTGCCGTCAGCAATCGCATGGTCTAAAGAGCAATACCAAGTGTACCAAGGCTTATGGTAATACGCTTGGTCCTCGTCCGTAATCATTTTATGACAATATCCGCAGTACCGTATTTCGACCATGTCTCTGCCTCCTTTCTAATTTTGCTAAAAACATTTTTAAACACTTTTTCGATAAT